ACGTCGGACAGCGCTTCCCCGGCATCTTCAAGATGCTGGACTCAAACCGCGTCTTTCAACACCGCTGGTTGCACCCAGAAGCGCACGGCTATCGCCTCGCCACGCTGGGAGGGGATATTGGCCTGTGTCCGATCAAGGACGAGCCGTTCAACCGCTACAAGTCCTCAGTCAAGTTCTACGAGTACTCGATGAGTGGTATGGCCACCATCGCACGGGGGATTGAGCCCTATACCGACGACATCACCAACGAGAAGACTGGTCTGCTCTACAACTCAAACGACGAGCTCAAATCACAGTTGGTGCAGTTGATCAACGATCCCGTCCTGAGAGTGAGCATGGCTCGCTCGGCACGCAACTACGTCGAGGCCAACCGCGACGTCGACGCCGTCACCCGTGACTGGGTGGCGTTTCTCAGTGGTGTCGCTGATGCCCTGAAAGGAGGCCATGCAACGACCTAACCATACTGAACGTACCGTCTGTCGCATCTGTGAGGGTGAGTGGGGACAGGACAACCCGATCCTGCACCCGTTTGCTAACCTTGGTGACCACCCACTGGCTGACCGCTTTCCGCGCAGTGTGAATGAACAAGAGCCTACCTACCCGTTACGGGTCAAAGTCTGCGATCGCTGTCGTCTGGTCCAGCACACCGACATCGTCGACGACGCCATCCTGTTTGGCAATGACTACGCGTTCTTTACCGGTGCCTCGCCATCCTCGATCGCCTACTTCAAGCAGTACGCACAGGACGTGATGAGCCGCTACCCCGACAAACTGGCGTTTGTGGTCGAGATCGCCGGCAACGACGGGACCCTCCTCAAACACTTCCAGAAGAAAGCCGCTCGCGTCCTCAACATCGAGCCTGCGACCCCACCTGCTGAGGTTGCCAAAGCACAAGGCATCCCGACGCTCGTCAAACCGTTCTCCCTGGATACGGGACGGGTCCTGAGTCAGGAGCAGGAAGCCACGCTGGTGATCGCCAACAACGTGGTCGCCCACACCGACAAGCTCCTGGACTTTCTCGCAGGCATCAACGCGCTCCTGAGTGAGGACGGTGTGTGTATTGCCGAGGTCCAGTATCTCCCGCATCTACTCTTCAACACCGCCTTTGACCACCTCTATCACGAACACCGCTCGTTCTTCTCGCTACACGCCCTCCAGAAAGCCTGCTGGAGAGTCAATCTGGTGATCGTGGACGTTGAGGAAGCCGACACGCAGGGTGGCTCAATCAGGGTCCATGTGAAAAAGGCCAGCAGCTATCCCAAACCCCGTCCTGCAGTTGAGGCGATGCTGGCGCGTGAGCGCAGTCTGGGTCTGCTTGACGGCCGGACCTATCAGGGCTTTCAGGCACGCGTCAACTACACCTGCCAGAAGCTCGTCCAGCAGCTCCAGTGGCTGAAGATGGAGGGGTTCACGATCCAGGGCTTTGGGGCCAGTGCCAAAGGCAACACGCTGCTCAATACGGCCGGCATTGGACCAGACCTGCTTGACTGCATCGTCGATCTCACGCCCTACAAGATCGGCACCTACGCCCCAGGCTCCAAGATCCCGATCAAGCACCCTGATGAGGTGGAGAAGCCCGACTACTACCTGTTGCTCGTCTGGAACTACCTGGAGGGCGTTCTGGAGCGTGAGAGCGCCTTTCGTGAGGCGGGCGGCCGCTTTATCGTGCCGATTCCCACCCCTAAGATTATCTAACTATGATTCATAAGCATCAACACCTATCGCCGGCGACTGAATTTAAGAAAGGGGAAAACGTAGGTGAGAAAAACCAAAACTGGAAAGGTTCAAACGTAGGATATGACGCCCTACACGACTGGGTGAGACGGTGGAAGGGTAAAGCTTCCATATGCGTGGTCTGTGGCTCGAAGAAGAATGTCCACTGGGCTAACAAGAGTCACGATTACAAACGTGAACTCGACGATTTCGTAGAACTCTGTGCTCCCTGTCACAAAATCTACGACTCAAAGGCTAAGGGTATAACCTTTCACAAGCCTGCTCGTAAGTGGCAGGCTCAGATCAGATTTAACGACAAGTGCCACTACCTGGGTCTGTTTGATACCAAGGAAGGAGCGATGAGGGCATACGAACAAGCTAAGCGTCGGTTCGGGAGGATTGCGCCGATCATATGAAGATCCTGTCGCCTAGCATCACCTGTATCCTCACCACTCATATGAAGCCAACCCTTGGGGAAGCCCTCAAATCAGTGACCGAGCAGACCAGGCGGGATGCTCAAGTCATCGTGGCTGACTCTGGTGCCTGGCACGGGGGAGCGGACCGAACCTCCCGTGAGATCGCCTACCTCTATAGGACATACAAGGACCACCCGATGATCGAGTGGGTCTTCACCGGTGAGCGACCGGGAGCCTCGCTCTCAACGTGCATGGTGGCAAAGGTCTTCAACGACGTTCTAGCGTCTGGGATGGTCAGGGGACGCTACCTGTGTACGTTTTACGACGACGACCTCTATCTGCCGACGTTCTTTGAGCGGATGGCAGGCTACCTCGACGAGCATCAAGACTGTCAGGCGGTCAGATGCTCAGAACGCTGGGTGACACGGGACGCCAGTGGCACCGAACGCTATCTCAAGACGCTCGCAGCAGATCGTGTCCTCACGCCACTGGATCAGTTCGACTGTGTCGTCGACGGGATGCAGGTCATGATGCGGACCGAGGCTGTCCTCAAACTCACTCAACCCATCATCCCTGAAGACGTAGACTCATGCCGGCACTCAGACGGGTTGTTCTTCGAGCGCCTCAAGACGGTCATCCCGCAGATGGACGCACTCAACGAGGAACTGTGTGTTCACCGGTTCACCCCACACTCGACGTTTACTCCAGTATCCTAAGCCCATAGTACGTCCCCCTTAAACCCCCAGTCTCCCCTGCAAAGCACTCCCTCCGTTTCTTCCCTGCACTCCCTCCCCTCGGTGGTGTCCTATGGCGACGCTAGCGCGTCGGATTTTTTCAGCTAGCATCGGTGTCGCCTGAGGTTACTCGGTACGTGGGAGGAAAACTCCCATGCCCTAGCTGGAAACCAGCCAGTTAACACGTCGGTCGGTCGTTTGGTTGTCAACGTCCTGCATTGTTAGCTCCACCGAAGTGGAGAGGGCAGCAGGAGCCCTATCCCCCGTTTCAGTACCCCACAAAGAAGTGGACAACATAACCGGAGTCGTGAGCGATACAGCTGTGTGTGAAATACGGGCTGTTGAGGTTTTCCGCGTGTTTGGGAGAGTTGAGCCAGGCCTCAAGCATCGCATCAGCTGAGACAAAGCCTCGCGCGAGGTTCTCTCCCCAGTAGGAGCAACCGAGACAGTCTTCATCCCAGAAGCCGTCATGTGACCAGTTGAGCTTGGTCTCTTCAAGACGCTTCTGTGCAAGCTCACAAGCCTGGTCGTCCTTGATGTAGATGGGTTTGTTCTCAGTCATTCTCCAGCCCTGTACCTCGGCCCAGATCGCCTCGTCGGTGAGTGGGTAGTAGGTGACGTCGGGGAAGTCAATCGGTTGAGTGTAGGAGACGGCAGACTCCTGTGCGGTGATGGTCTTGTTCCACAGCTGGGTTAAACCGAATCCGGCGAGTAGTGTAAGAACGATGATGATCAGTGTCGTTTTCACGAAAAAACCCTTTCGGATGGCGTCGTGCCGAAGTAACGAAACAGCGACACCCGAAAGGGTTCTCGTGTTACTCCTGACTATCCGGCGGTGGGTTCCCGCATCTTGAGTATACCAAGTACTTGACATAATTGCAAGAAGCGTCTACAATGAGAATAAGCAATACCTATCAAGGTAGCCCAGACGGAAAACCCCCGTGCTGGGCTTTTTTTATGGCATTATCACCGGACTTCTCTACATGGGGATCTTTCAACAACGTCGCAGGACAGACCTCAGGCGCGTTGAAAAACAACAAACCTACTCAGTACTACGGTGTACCAGCAGTGAGTGGGGTGTCTGACTTCATCGGCCCAACCAAGCCATCGAGTGGAGGTGGAGGAGGGAGTACCGGGGGTGGCGGAACTCCTCAAGGACCAACACCAAACCCACAACCATCCCAACCATCAGGACCGTCCCCAGAAGATCTCATGCGTCAACAGGTAGAGCGTACCTACGGTGAGGTCCAGTCAAACCTCGATCGCTTAGCAGGTCTGCTCCCAGGCATGCGCAGTGAGCAAGAGGGCACCGTCAACCGCTCAGCTGATCTCCAACGGGGCAACATCCAGGAACAACTCGCGCTCGGCAACAAGAAACTGGATGCGTCCGCAGCTGGTGTCCGCGATCGACAAGTAACATCCGTTCGAGATCTGGCCTCCAACATGCGCAACCTCCTCCAGGCTGGGAACACGTATCTGGGGACCTATGGCGCTGGCGACTCATCGGCCGCCAACCTCTACTCATACGCCCTCGGCAAAGAAGCCAATCGCGGACGAGCAGACATTCTCAAGCAGGCCAACCAACAGTACGGGGACATCGACATGAAGCGCCTGGACATCGAGCAGACCGCCAACAACGAGATCAACAAAGTCAACCTCTGGAAAGAAGAGTCGCTCGGCAAGATCGGTCAGTGGTTCAGCCAGCAGATGTTTGATATCGAGAGTCGCCGTGGTGAAGCTCGCGTTGCGAAGGAACAGGCCAAGATGAGCATCCTGGAAAACGCCCTCAAACACCTCAGAGATCTGGATCTCCAGGCTACTCAGTACAGTCAGCAGGTACAGAGTTGGGCAACTGAACGATTAGGTGAGATCAACAACGTCCGGATGGAGATGGGTCAGATGTCGACCTACAACCCGCAGGCGATCGTCGCACAAGAGCTTCAGGGCATGGGACAGATCCAGGCTGGCGGTATCGGTGGAGACTTCTTCAACCCGTACGCACAACGCCGTGATCAGGAACAGCAACGACTTGGAAGCCTGTTCGGATAACGCATATGTATGGACTTAGACAAACTACTCAAACGGATGCGGGAGCTCGGCGGTAACGTCGCCTCCTCATTCACCCAACCCAAACGAACCAGCACCCTCAACCGAGCAAGTCAAAACACCCAGCGCGTCAAGCAGTCGATCGGGAACTTCCGCGCCAGCCCCAACACGCCAACCGTCTCGCAAGCGTTTCAAAGCTCAGTCCGTAACAACCCACTCTCGACGATGGCGCGAGGTCAGTACTTTGGTGATTCACGCATCGACCAGAAGATCGCACCGGTAACGCGACCGATCGGGCAGTTCGGTGGCGGTGTGATCTCAGGACTCTCGTTAGGCTTTGTGAACCCTGTTGCTAATGCGCAACCCACCAACCGCTTCGAGCAGGGAGCCAACATCGCCGGCAACATCATGGGGATGTTCAACCCCGTCAGTGCAGGGAACCAGATCCTCGGCCGTGTGGGAACGGCAGGGACCAGGCTGGGGACGAGTCTTGCGCTTCGTAGCGGTGTTCCATCAGCTGGTAAGGCGATCGGTGCTCTGGCTGGGGAAGTCGCACAGACCGGCACACTCATGAGTGCCTCAGCCCTCTCAGGACGCGATTTCAACCCGGTTACCGATCTTGCCTTTGGTCTCGGTACTCGTGGCGCTCTTGGGACGCTCTACAAGGGTCTCAGCAGGGGAGTCCCTAAGGGGTACTCACCACGCATCAACCGCATCATTCCGATGGATGGCTACGACACCCGTGAGGCCCTGGAGATCATCAACAGCAAGACCACCAGCAGAGCCGAGAAGCAGGACGCCTGGGTCACGCTCCAGAACATCGCAGAAGCTTATATGCCAGGCATCAAGAACTCGACCAATGCACAGGTGAAGAAAGCGGCCGAGGACTTCCTCACGCGTTTCCAGCGACAACAGGACAACTTCGACATTCCAAAGATGGGGATCAAAGGGGATGACTCCCCTCTCAGTCAAGGCACGCTCCGCTCTTCGGCCCTGACAGATTCACCCCGCTCGGGCAAGAGCCAGGTATCTGGGTCAGGTATGACCCAAGCAGACAACACCATGAACGTCGCACAAGAACGATTAACCGACATACCAACATTCGGAAGCATAGACGAGCAGATACTCAAAAAGTATCCACAGGCAGACCCCATGATTGAAGAATTAGACAGAGTGATACAGGTACACCGAATCAACTTGCCAAAAGATCAACAAGGCAAAGGAACTGGTACAAAGATAATAAATGAAATATTGGAGTATGCAGATCGCACAGGTAAGCGGGTGGAACTAACCACAGACACAGGGTTTGGTTCTGATAAAGCACGACTAACTGATTTTTATAAAAGGTTTGGATTTTCAGAAAATCCTAGTTTGAAAAATGCACAGCCCTGGGAACGCCAACAAACCCACGAATTAGTCAGAGAGCCTCGTAATGTCGCACAACAGCAGATAGGCGACATAGCAGGCGACCTCGACGACATATCTGGAGCGATGGGCTTTGCTGGTCGATCTGACAGCACGCTCAACGACCTGCGTGAGTGGGAACGCCAGATTAAACGCGAGACCATCACGCAACGCCAGAACAATCAGGCGAAACAACGTTCGTTTAACCAAACAATGAGGGTCGCTGACGAGAAGCTCACCAAAGCCTACAAGGGCGGCAAGATCAAGGAGACGACGCAGGGCTTTCCGAGCAAGGCACTCTCATCCAAAGACGTCCGCGACAAGGGCGCGTTTGCCTACCAGCGTGAAACCCTGCTCCGCAACATCGAGGATACCTTCAAAGGGCAGAGCCAGCAGGTCAAGCAGTACTTCCATGACCCGATCGTTGCCAACGAGACGGCCGCAACCAACTTCCGCAACGACCTCAGAACCCGACTCTCTGAGACATTTAAGAGTCTGGGGATCACACGAGGGAGCAAGGAAGACTACGCAGCAGCCGACTACATCGAGGGCACGATCTCAGCAGACGAGCTGATGAAACGCTTCCCGGGCAAAGCACAAGAGATCATGCAGGCAGCAGAAGAGGGGCGCGCGGTTTACAAGAACCTGCTCAACCAGGTCAACGCCACGCTGACCAAGTTCGGCTATGACCCGATCCCTGAACGCCAGAACTACGTGACCCACACCCGCCAGATCCAGACGCTCTCAGAGCAGATCGGCTCACTCTTCAACCTCTCAAAAGACAAGCTCCCACAGGCGATGGCAGGTATCAACCTGGACACGCAACCTGGTCGCCAGTTCTTCAAGTTCGGTCAACAGCGTCAGGGTGGCTCAACCCACGAGGGGCTGATCGGCGCGCTGGATAAGTACATCGATCCAGTTGCTAACCAGATCTATCACACCGAAGACATCCAGCGCGGTCGGGCGCTCCTGAAATACCTCCAGGACTCGGCCGATCCGAGCGATACGAGGCTGTCCAACTTCACAAGCTACCTGCGCCAGTACGTCGACCATCTCTCAGGCAAGCAGAACATCATCGATCGGCCATTTGAGAAGGTGTTTGGTCGCAACATGCTGGCAATCGGCAACAAGCTCCGCCAGCGGACCGGTGCCAACATGGTCGGTGGCTCGTTCTCCAGTGCGATCACTAACTTCATCCCGTTCACCAACTCGCTGGCAACGACCTCAAAGCCAGCGGTTGCCAAGGGACTCTACGAGGCCGCACTCTCGCCGGCGACTGGCTCAACTATGATCGACGGAGTACAAAGTGGCTTCCTGACTCGCCGGTTTCCCAAAGAACGGATCGGGTCAACCGTCTACACCAATATGCAGGGAGCAGCAGGAGCGCTCTTCAAATGGGTTGACCAATTCACCTCCAAAGCGATCGTGGCCGGCAAGTATCACGAGGGCATCGCCAAGGGACTTGATCCGCAGACGGCGATGGCTCAAGCCGACGAGTATGCGGCTCGTGCGTTATCTGATCGGTCGTTTGCACAGTCCCCGCTCCTGTTCAACTCGAAAGTGCTGGGAGCTGTGACGCAGTTCCAGAACGAGGTCAACAATCAGGTCTCATTCCTCTTCAAGGACATTCCCAACAATCTCGGTTACAACAAGGCGCAGGTGGCATCAGCTCTCGCGCAGTTTGCCGTCTACTCCTACGTCTTCAACGAGATGTATGAGCGCGTGACAGGTAGACGTCCACAACTAGACCCGATGAACGCAGGCCTGACGCTCTATAGCCAACTCCAGGAGGGTGCTGGAATCGGTGAGATCCTTGACCCGACTGACCAGTACAGTGCGGTTGGAGGCCTCGCCCAATCCCTGCCGTTCTCCTCTGTTGCGACCGGTGGTCGTATTCCGATCGGTGGCGCAATCCCTGACGTGGTTGGGCTTGCCAAGGGTGAGACTACACTGGGCAAGGAAGCAGTCAAACCCCTCGCCTACCTGTTGCCTCCGTTCGGTGGTGGACAGATCAAGAAGACACTGGAGGGGACTGACGCCTACAACCAGGGCTTCTCAGAAACCGCTACAGGCAATATCCGCTTCCCGATCGAGCAGAACTTTGGCAACCTGGCTCGGAGCGTGCTGTTTGGTCAGTACTCAACGCCAGAGGCACGCCAGTACTTTGAGAGTGACGGGAGGCCCCTCTCTGAGAACCAGTCGATGTACGTCAGGAACGCCCAAGACAAGGGCAACGCGTTTGCACGGATCGTTGCCAATCGGGAAGAGAGCAAAACGCTTGCCGAACGCAAGGCCGAGATTGAGGAGGTCGGCGGGGTCTCAGCCGGCGACAACGAGATCATCTACATGACCGATGACGGCACGGTGGCAACCATCGACCTCTCCAAGTACGACAAGAAAGCAACCGGCCTCAAGAAATTCGAGCTGGAAGACGAGAAGATCGAGACCGCACGAAAGATCTACGCGATCGAGGACGAATCGATCACCGACGAGCAGAAAGCCGCCTACTACAAACGGCTGGGCTTCAAGGCAGAGGACGTCGAATACGACTACCTTGCCAACCAGGAGAACGACATCAAGAGCGCCTACTTTACCAGTGAGTTTGGGGAGCTGGAGCACGATCAGCTGATCGAGACGCTCACAACCCTGCGTAAGCCATCCGTCTCCGGCAAGATCCCCGCAGCAGACGGGGTGCTTGATGACCTCTACGAGGACGGGCTCATCAGTGACGCTGAGCGCAAAATGCTCAAGAAGATCGACTACGACAAGAACGGCAAGCTCAAGAGTGGGAGTGGTGGCAAGAAGTTCAGTGTCGCCGCACCCAAGGCGATCGGCACCGTCAGTGTCAAGCAGTCTGACCCTGTCAAGATCACGATGAACATTCCCAAAATGCAGGGCCTGAAACTGGCTCCGATGCCCGAGATCAGTGCACCCCCATTGACACGAGCACAAAATGTGTCTACAATATCAGTAGGCAATAGTCGTCCTGAACCGATCCGCGTCCGCAAGACGCAGGTGAGATTCGGACGCTAAGCGGAACTACCAAGTTCATTTGGCACCGCGGAGACTTCTCCGATCGGTGCTTTTTTTATGGCTTTTACAACCACAGACGCCCTACAAGAGATGCACGTCCTGCTCGTCAAGGACGTTGACTACCCTGACTCCTCAGAAGAGGACTATCAGGTACGCCTGGCACTGCTGCAAAACGCCGTTCGTGTCTGGGCAAGTGAAGAGGGTGTGCTCTGGCGCGAGCTGGTCCAGACCTGGGAAGACGCAACAGGTGGAGATAAGACCGTTGCAACCGGCGATCTCACGATCGACTGTCCGACCCTCTTTGACGGCTTCAACACCGCTTACCTCTACCTGTCGCTGAACGGCACCTCGATCCGCTACGACGTCGTTGACGCTTCACAAGCTCCCCTCTACGTCGACAACCCTGGGCAACGTGCCTGCTGGGTAACAGGTAACCCAAGCGGTGGCTACAAGGTGCGCTTCTCTGAAGCCGTCCCCGAGGACCTCAACGGTGCAACCGTCGTTGCTGACATCCTCGTGACACCAACCGTACCGACGAGTGGCTCTGACATCCTCCAGATGCGCGACCCGCAGTTTGCGATCTACTGGTCACTTGCTGAACTCATCAAAGACGAAGACCCAGGCCTTGCTGGGGAGTACACCCAGATCGCCGTCAACAAGCTCGCTGCCATGAAGCTCAAAAACGATATGCCTGCGCACTGGCAGGGATCAAACAGTCTGGATGCGTTCCCAGGCTTTGGTAATTAACCCATGCAACTATCACTACCAAAACGAGACAAACCAAAAGACACGATCATCGACATCGACAACTTCTCTGGTGGGACGATGACGATGGTGGATGAGGCACGCCTTGACAAGAAGTTTGCGAGTCAATCACTCAACCTGATTCAGGTACAAGACGGGCGCTGGAAAACCCGCTGGGGATTTGACTACTTCGGGATTGCCCTCGCCGGCGAGGACAGCATCGACGGCGCAACCGAGTACATCAAGGCCGACCAGAGCCGTGAGTTGATCGTCGTCGGTGGGACGAGTGGCAAGATCTACAAGTCGACCAACAACGGCGCTTCATGGACCCAGATCGACACCGAGACGCTGACACCCGGCAATACGACCTACTTCCTCCAGATCAAGAACACTCTCTACATCTCAAACGGGGTGGACGACCTGCACCGCTATGACGGCACGAATATCGTAGCCTACAGTGCGATCAGCCAACCAGCAAACCTTGCGGCAACTCGCGGGGACGGGTTATCTGACGGTGGCTTCACGTACTACTACGAAGTGACAGCGCTCAACGAGGTTGGCGAGACAGTAGGCTCAAACGAAGACAGTGTTGTCGTTGACAAGGTCCGTGAGTCATGGAGCACCGAGGATGGCTCAACTGAAAACGTGGCGCTGACCTGGGACGCCGTGGCTGGGGCAACGCGCTACAACGTCTACATCGCAGAAGAATCTGGCTACCAGGTGTTTCTGGCAACCACTATCACCAACAGCTACACCGACAACAACACCGCAACCCCCAACGACTATATCGAGGCACCGCTTGAGAACACGACCGCAGCTCCCAAGTTTGGTCCGATGGAGCTTTCCGGCAATCGCATCTGGGGCACCAAGAACCCTGACAGCCCGTACACGGTCTATGGCACGGGCACGGGTCAACAGCTCGGCAACTTCTCAGGTTTCTACGGTGGGTTCAGTGTTGACCTTGAGAAAGGTGGACGGGAACGGCCGGTCTCTGTCGTTCACTACCGCACGGGAAAAGGTGATCCGATCGCAACCGTCCTGACCGAGACCCCAGAGGGTACCGGCTCCATCTGGCAGATCGAACTGACCACGACGACGGTTGGTGACTTCTCCTTCATCGTCCCTGTCACCTACAAGATCGTGGGAGGGATCGGGACCAACGCGCCACTCTCCGTCACCAAAGCACGCGACAACATCTTCTTCTGCAACAAGCGAGGCGTGTTTGCGCTCCGCAACAAGGAGCAACTCTTCAACGTGCTCTCAACCGACGAACTCTCGCAAGCCTGGAGACCCAACTATCGCTCGCTCAACGCTGACCAGCTGCCAAATGCGTGCGGTTACTACCTGGACGGCAAGGTGTTCTTCTCCTTTGCGGAAGGCAGTAGCAACGACATCACGGTGATCTTTGACCTCGAGCGCAACAACTGGAATTACAAGTGGACTCGGGGCGTGAAGCGCTTCTTTGAGTACACCGACACAGCCGGCAACACGCATTTTCTGGCGATCCCGACCAGTGGCGGAAGGTTGTGGGAGATCTCTGAGAACTTCCTGGGCGACTTCGGCGCACCGTTCAACCAGTCGTATGTATCCCCACTCATTCCAGTCTCAAAAGACTCTACCGACGTCCTCAAGACCCGTGAGGCACTCGTGGAACTCGGCAGGCCTCGGGGCAACGTGACGTTCTCGATCTCAGGGATTGAGGCGAAGCGTGGCTTCTCATCTTTAGGCAGTCGGGCGATTACCGACAGCGTCTCAGGTGGCGGGTACTCCTGGGATCTGTACTCAAACGTGCAGTACTCAGACACGACAGGCACACCAACGACGTTCTCCCAGGCGTCGATCAAAAAGACACTCAGGATCAGAAAGCGTGTCTACGCGCTCCAGTACCAGGTGTCTTCAACCAGCGCTAACACTGACTTCACGATTCTGAAATTTCAAACGAAAGGGAGGTTGCTCAACAAGCGAACGCCGAGCAGTTGGCGTAACTAACATATGAAGAAGGAATGTAACAACTGTAGGACCGAAATGATAAAGACACAGGCGCTTAGTCGTCACAATTGGGAGATTAAGAAGTTCTGCGGACATCGATGTGCTGCGCTATACCGCACTGCTAGTGGCGTTCTAAAGAACACTGGCCGCACTCATTTCGTTGTCGGACAAGTATCTCCTCGTAAAGGAACGACGACGTCAGATGAACACAAGGCAGCGATATCGCGTGCCAACAGAGGACGGCAAGCATGGAACAAGGGACTCTATGGTCTGAACGCTGGAGACAAGAACCCCAACTGGCGAGGCGGGAACAGTCAAAACTATCTAATCCGTCGAACACAAGCTTATAAGGCTTGGAGAAAAGCTGTATTTGATCGGGATGACTACACCTGCCGAGTTTGCGGAGACTTTGGAACATACATAACAGCCCACCATATCAAGAGTGTGGCTCGGTATCCGGAGCTGGCTCTGGAACTGTCTAACGGAGCAACACTATGTGAACCGTGCCATGCGCTGACAGATAACTATAAAGGTAGAGAAAGGAGGATAGTCTAACCGTGGCGGCAAATATCAACGATTACTTCACAAAGGCAAAGGAGCGCTGGACCGGCCAGATCGGGTCTGGTGGTGTGGCTGACGCATCAGTGACCACCGTCCCGTTTGCGTCTTCAACCGGCCTCCCAACAGATACCGCCATCTACCTGTCAGTCGATCGCGTGGACGCTAACGGCGATCCGACCCCCTCTAAGTTCGAGGTCGTCAAGGTCGTGATCAGTGGAGACAACGGCACCAACGCCGTTCGAGGTGTCGAGGGAACCGCGCAAGCTCACAGCGCCGGTGCAGTCGTTGAGTTCCTAGCAACGGCCGCAGCGTGGAACAGCCTCATCACAGGCCTGCTCGTCGAGCACAATCAGGACGGCACACACTCAGATATAACGGCAGATAGTATCGAGGTTGACGGCGATCCGGTCGTCACACTTGATGATGCCCAGACCCTCACAGGTAAGACGCTCACAAGCCCTGTCCTCAACGGCAACCTAACCGGTACGGGTATCATCGACGAGGATGACATGGCCTCAGACAGCGCCACCAAGGTACCGACTCAGCAGAGTGTCAAAGCCTATGTAGACGCCTACAGTGGCAGTGCAGACGGCTGGACCGAGATCACCGATACCCTGACCTATGCTTCAGCAACCAGCTTCACGATCGCAGGAGTCGATCGCACGGCCGTCTACACCAAAGGAACTCGCATCAAGCTGACTCAGACGAGTACCAAGTACTTCGTTGTGACAAGCTCTAGCTTCTCGACCAATACGACGGTCAACATCACCGCAGGCACGGACTACACGCTTGCAAATGCTGCAATCACAGCACCGTTCTACAGCTACCAGGCGAACCCGCAGGGGTATCCAGGGTGGTTTAACTACACCCCGACCTACGCAGCCTCTGGGAGTATGTCATTTGGTTCGGTGACCACGAATCTGGCTCGATTTGCAGTCACTGGACGCGTATGTAATGTCGTCTTGCAGGCGTCAGGGACGGTTGGTGGCTCGGTCTCATATGGATTGCACTTTACGCTCCCGATTACAGCAGCACAGCGATTCAGTGTGAGCGGGGCGGGAGTGGGAAACACTGCGGGTACCAGTAAGAGTGTGGTCGTGAGTAACTACAACCTCAACTCAACCACCTCAGCTGAGGTCTCTATTTATGACGTTTCTAACTGGTCAGCGGGGACACGTGATTTCTCGGTCGGAGCCAGTTACGAGATCTAATCCTTACCCGTTTCTCACATCCGTCTTAAACGGGAAGAGCACAATGGAAGGATGCAAGACACGAAAAAACAAACGAACATTATGGAAGACCAAGCACGAAAACTCGACGCCCTGGACAAGCTTCAGCGAGCAGATCACGACACGCTCATCCGTGTAGAGGAGACCGTCAAGAGCATCGCCATCGACGTCAAGGAGCTCAACAGCGGGTTCATCCAGCAGCTCGCAGCCCAGAAAGCAGAGATCGACCTCAACACCAAGGCGATCGGAGAACTCAAGGCGGGGTTCAACGAATACAAGACGACGATCAGGGTGCTCAAGTGGGTCGTGGGGACGCTGGTGGCAACCACCGCATTCATCCTGTCGACCGCCACTGGAGTGAGAGCCCTGTTCGACCGATAAACCTATGAGCTTACCGTACATACTCTTAATCATTCTAATCATCCTCATCATTGCGAGGGTGATCTAGACCTGACCTATGACCATTACCTGGAAAGGTGCCCATAGCAACAACTACACACCCGGCCGAGCCGGCAAGCCCGTCCAGTACATCGTGCTCCATTGGATCGTCGGCACCCTCCAGTCAGCAGACGCTACCTTTGCCAACCCCAACAGACAAGCGAGTGCTCATTACGGCATCGGTAAGACCGCGATTCACCAATACGTCAGTGAGACCGATACCGCCTGGCATTGTGGAAACTTCGACTTCAATCAGCGATCAATCGGCATCGAGCATCAGGGTGGACCAGATCTCCCGATCGACGAGCTGACCTATAAGACCAGTGCCAAGCTAGTCGCAGACATCGCCAAGCGCCACGGTATCACTCTCAACCGAACCACTGTACGCGGACATCGCGAGATATCGTCCACCCAGTGTCCTGGGACGCTTGATATTGACCGCATTATCCGAGACGCCAACGCACTACTCGGGGGTACGCCTCCCCAGGCTGGAGGTGGATCTATGGTTGAAGTAGAAGCATCCAAGTTTGAAGAGCTCGTGACCAAGTCCAGCAAGTACGACGAACTCGCTCCCCTCTATGAGGACTTGAAGCGCCAGTTCGACGAGAACAACCACACCAAGGACCGCACGATCGAGCATCTCAATGAGGCACTGACCACCAAAGACGGTGAGATCAAGACACTGACGGCCGAGAAAACCACTCTAGAGGCTCAGCTAGGAGAAGCGATCAAGCAACGTGAGACGTTTGAGGTCGAGGCCTCCCGCGTACCAGAGCTGGAGCAACAACTCAAAGAGACGACTGAATCACGCACCCTTGCCTGGGATGAGGTGGACCGCATCAAGAAAGACTGTGACCGCCGAATCGCAGAAGCCAACACCGCCAAACAGCACGCAATCGACAATGCACCACACGCATTCTGGCTGTGGCTGACATCGAGACTGAGGGGAGGTGACAAGTAAAATGGCAGCGAAGAAACAACCGACCAAGAAGTGGTACGAATCCAAGACCCTCTGGATCAACGGCGCACTCGGCTTACTAACCGTGCTTGAGATCGTCGTGGCTTCAAACCTGATCCCAGATCCTGAGTATCTGGCCCTGGCAATCGCCGTGATCAACATCTTGAGGCGATTTAGAGTCACCGAACCCGTCAAGACACTTTCACGCTAAAGAGACTATGAACGACTACACGACCGACAGCCGTGGCTATTACCACCGTGGCTACTACGAGCAGAAGCGCATCAAGCTCAGACCACTGGCAATCGATGACGGTGAGCTGATCATCGACAACCCCGAGGCGAGAGCCGAGAGGCAGAAGTGGCGAGAGAGCATCCGAACGTCTCGCTGACTGCGGATAATCGGCTTATACGCATAACGGTTATTATCAGCAAAGTACGGAGGGGTCTTACCCCTCGCAGTCAAGGGTCGAGATGAACGGTCTACGACCGCCCTTGACCACTTCACCCCGCTCCCTGATAACAAGTAATCAGGCATGAGCCTGATACTCAACATCATGACGGAAGGAGGTGAAACTAACTACAAACGACTATGAACAAGTACACGACGATATACGCAGACCCACCGTGGATGGAGCGCGGTGCGGGGAAGATCAAGCGCGGAGCTGACAGACACTACCTACTCATGAAGACCTCAGCAATCATGAGTCTCCCAGTTCAGAACCTGGCAGCAGACAACGCGCATCTGTATCTATGGGTCACCAATAACTTCCTGCCTGACGGGCTGGCAGTCATGCGAGCCTGGGGCTTTACCTATAAGACGTCAATCACCTGGGTAAAGGATAAGATGGGGCTCGGGCAGTATTTCAGAGGGATGACCGAGCACTGCCTCTTCGGGGTGCGTGGCAGTCTGTCCTACAAGACCATCGACGGCCGGCGTCAACAAGGACGAACAGTGATTCATGCTCCTCGCGGAGTTCACTCCCAGAAGCCAGACGCGATGCGGGAGATGATTGAGAAAGTCAGCTATCCAAACTACCTCGAGCTGTTTGCTCGAAGACCAGCTCCTGGCTGGGACGTCTGGGGCAACGAGGTCGAGTCCGACCTGGAACTCGCAGCCTGATTGACCTCGGGGGTGTGACAGGCCCCCGCGTCAGGTTCTTTGCTGATAAATTCTGTTATTAGTCCTAGAGTATTTGTTCTTTTCCCCGTCCACAAGCCATAGGCGACATACCCCACCTAGCGTTACCATAATCCCGTTGTCCACCACCGAACGAAATCGGGGAAATTGTCCTCTTATGTTCAGTGACGGCGCAGTGGTCGTCCGAGTTCAGTGATCACCACATCCTCGTAGGCAAAGGCCTCAGACTCTTTCTGCTCCTTACTCAGATCGTGCCTCGTTATACCGTGACCGGCGACACTGTGACCGACCTCATGCAGGAAGGTGTTGATAAAGTGAGGATCGTGGACGTTGATTCGAAACGCCCCACCTGATAATGCGCGAGCCTCGATCGTGTCGTCCCACCTGGCTTCTGGGAGGTACTCAACCGCCTCCCGATACCGGTGTGGCGCTTTGGTCTCCAGTTCGTCCAGCACGGCCGTCACAGCCCTCACGAAGTCACGCGGACCACTGATCGGAAGATCCACTCGACCTGGAAAACGTGGCGGTGCGATCTCAAATGGGAGCTTCTGAGGGTCCGGGGACTTCTGCTTACTCCAGACCTGCCGACGCTTCCCGTACTTGGCCTCAAGCGCCTCATCCTGCATCTCAAGCCCTGCAACACTGGCACCAATCAGCCACGGAGCGCTCCAGTTGACCCAGCCGGTATCAGCCAGCCGACTTGTGAAGCTGTCGTCGCTGTAGAGGGCAAAGATCACTTGGCCGTGCCAGCCGTCATACATCGAGCCCGATCGAAACGACGTGCCAAACTCCTTGACTGTCCAGAGCGCAAGCCCAGGCGACTGGATCCAGCGTGCTGGCAGGTCGTGGATGGTTCTCTCAGCATCCCGCAGACTACAACCAACGAACAATGGGAATCGCTCAGCAGGACCGGTGATCTCCAGCCCAAACACGACCGAGCCGTGATACCTGAAACTGTCGACGATCGCGAGACGATACATGCGTCATATCCCAACTAGGATCTTAAACGTTTGTTCGTTACAATCATCGCATGATAGTAGCAACAGCGTCGCAAAAAGGAGGGGTCGGGAAGACGGCAACGGCACTCAACGTGTCGGCGTGTCTTGGCCTGCGCACGCTCCTTGTCGACCTGGACCCACAAGGGGCCTGCTCGATCTCTCTGGGGATCGACGCCGACAGCCTTGAAACGACCATCTACGAGGCGCTCACCGAGCGAGCCAGTATCCGCGATGCGATTCTCCCGACATCCTACGGATTCGATCTTGCCCCGTCAAACATTGATTTGGCTGAGGCTGAACTTGCGCTCGCTGCAACACCAGGCCGAGAGTTCGCTCTGAAGCGAGCACTCGCACCTGTCGCCGGCGAGTACAGCCACATCGTGATTGATACCCCACCCACGTTGGGCCTGCTGACGATGAACGCCTTTGCGGTAGCTGATAGCGTCCTGATCCCGGTCTCAACGCAGCTGCTCTCACTCCGAGGCCTGGCTACCCTCATGGACACGATCGAGAAGATCAGGCGCTACTCGATCAACCCTGACCTTAAGGTGTTGGGCATCCTGCCGACCAAGTATGACGGACGGACGATCCACGCTCGTCAGGTGCTCGAGTACCTGGGCAACTTCGCCCACGAAAACCATATTCGGCTGTTCAGCCCCGTGAGGTCCACGGTGCGCTTTGATGAGGCAGTCAACGAGCACACACCCTATGTGCTGCTGTACCCCGACGATGAGGCCTCACACGCCTACGAGGAGGTCGCTTCCTATGTCCGCCAGACGTAAGTCCAAGGAGCTTGATACCAGTCTATTCCGTACTCCAGAACACATCGAACAGGGGCAGACCCCAGCCTCTCGGGATATGTCCCCTGTCGCAGAGCAAGCAGAGCCACGATTGAAGCGTGCGAGCTTTGACCTGCGCGAAGAACAGATACTCGACCTGAACGACCTCAAGACCAAGCTCGCTAGACAAGGTATCAAGCGCCGCATCTCAGACCTGGCGCAAGAAGCCATCGACGACCTGCTTGCCAAATACGGGTAAGGCGCTACACTGGACGTGAGATAGCCTTGCGTCTAGGTAAGACTTGTGACAGATAGTCAACGGTTTGAGGGGTTTGACCGCCCTCGCTATACACCGACGCCAGATGCTCTTTTCGATGAGCTCCTGCCTGACCTGTCGCTCGTCGAGCTACGGGTACTCCTCTATATCATCCGTCGCACGTTCGGCTTCAAGAAAGACTCAGACGCGATCTCCGTTGCTCAAATGGAGTCTGGCATCACCACCCGCGACGGTCGCCGGCTTGATCGTGGGACTGGGTTGTCCACGGCGGGTGTCAGAAAAGGTCTGCGTGGCCTGCTCGATCGTGGCGTGATTGTGGCAATCGCCAACACCGATGAGACCGGAGCAAGCCTCCCCACCACCTACGCACTACGTTTCAAAGACGAGGGAACACACACGTCACAGGAGGGGGTTTCCACCCGTACACCCTCCCCTGTTACAGGCGTAGACCCCTCCCCTGCACAGGTGAACACCCACAAGAAACAGTTACAAGATACAGAGGAACAAGAGGATTCGAAATTCGAGTTTGAATCGTTTCTAAGAGATTTTGCTCGGGAGTTTCGGGATCGCGCACCGATCAGGAGCACCCTGAAACGAGCACAGAACCTCCTCGATGGCATGGACTACCACGATGCGCGGGATGCCCTCTACGAGGCCCGTAGACGCACCCGTGAGGCCACTAACGTCAAGAACCGCACCGCCTACTTCTTCGCCGTCCTGGAGGAGCTCGTCAACAATCCGACTTCCTGATCGATCTCCTACCCGGTTTCCTTGCCCTGACGCTGAATATCAGCCCTTGCGCGTCGGGTGACATGTCGGTAACTTACCCTTATCTCTCCTGTGAGTACAGACTGTGAACGGGTACCGGATGTATCCGCTCCGACATTTCAATCACTCCCGGCGCCGAGGCCTCGCGTTCACTGAAATGTCTCCGCTCTTGGCTGCGCACAGGTATGCGAAGCAGGAGCACCCTGCTCCGCAACCTATAATGATGGGAGGTGATAACTAATGAAGACATACGTCATGTTTCGGATCTACAAGATCCAGGCGCCAGACGATCCGTCGGCACGAGTCGCATTCCGAGAGATCGAGGGCGACGGCCGACTTGAGGATTATCTCGTGTCAGTCTCGATCAAGGAAGAACAGCCACGTGGCCTGCTTGCCGAGGTCAAGCGGCAGATCACGAAGTAGTCGTGAACCAGCCTACGGGGGTACGCCCCTCGTAGCGCCGGGCTCGCCTGAGTCGCAGTGAGCAAGCTCACCGCACCTCTTGACGGCTCGCCCTGAGAGACAGGTCGAGTCGAATCGAGTCGAAAGGAGACCTTGTGGATGACCCGATTCTGTTTCCAGGACGAATCATGGTAACTGTGGTTCGTCGGTGTCTACGAGACATCAACGGGACCCATATCTATCAACTTGGTGGTCCAGGGCACCAGATCAAAATGGTAGCTAACGCGGAGGAGGGCGAGAACGCGCTGAGACGGATTGACTCGCTCTCAGGTGGACTGATGGTCAACTTCCTGGGGCAGTTCATGCACTGGAAGCTCCCGCCACCGAGCGAGATCACAAGACCTGATGTGCTGGAGATGCTGCGCAACAACCCCCGTGACCGGATGCGTACAACGCTTCAAGGTGGGATTCAGGAAGCACTTTCTCGGTACCGACCTGACTTTCACTACATCCAGGCGTATCTTCTCGCTCCAGAGCCCTACCTTGAGGGCTGGCGGATGGACCTCAAGACTGGCCGTGTCTGGCAGGTGCCAGTCGAGGTGACTGGAATAGTCGACTGGGAATGGTGATGTTCCTTGGAACAGACCTGGACAACACGTACCGCGACATCTCAATCCCCGAGCAGACCCGCCGGCAGGGCTTCTATATCGTTGGCAGGCGTGGGATGGGGAAGTCCACACTCCTTGAGAGTCTGATCTGCGAGGACCTCTACTCAATGTCAGGCGTCGGTGTCATCGACCCACACGGCAGTCTGATCGATGCCGTGATTACTCGCATCCCTGAGTCACGCGTAAATGACGTCGTCTATCTGGACGCCTCCGATCCCGAGTACGCCTTTGGGTTGAACCTGTTTGATACCGGAGGACTGACGAGCGAGATTGCCAGAAGCCGCAGTGTCGACGGTGTTGTTCAGACGTTCAAGAAGGTCTGGGGAGTTGGAGAAGACGCCTCCTGGGGACCGCTCCTTGAGGATCTGCTCGCAAACGTCACCCACACTTTGATGGCGGGTGAGGGCATGACGATGGCTGAGATTCCCGCCCTGCTCTATAAGCCCAACTTCCGAAAGAGGCTCGTCGACAGTCTTGAGAACTGGGTCGTGCGCGACTTCTGGGAGTATGACTGGGATCCACTGCGTAACGAGCAGCAGATCCGCGATCGCCGCTCGACGACCAACAAGGTGAGAGCGTTTCTGCGTGACCCCGTGCTGTTGCACATCCTCGGACAGACCCAAACGACGGTGGATTTTCGCGCTGTCATGGATGAGCGCAAGATCCTGCTGGTCAAGCTCCCCTTAGGCCCTGACGTGAGTGAAACGGCCGTTAGCTTGCTTGGTTCACTGATGATCGGACAGCTCCTGACGGCCGTGATGGGGCGAGAGCCAGGCGGAGACGCACCACACTTCGCGCTCTACTGCGATGAGTTCCAGCGCTTTGCCACCCCTGCCTTTGCCACGCTGATCGATGAGACACGCAAGTACCGCGTCTCAACGACGATTGCTCACCAGCGCCTGGACCAGCTGGATGATGCGTATCGGTCCTCAGCGATGGGATCAAGCAACTTCGCACTGTTCCAACTCACGGGAGACGATGCCGCCGAGTTTGCGTTGCAGTTTGACGTTACGCCTCCTGAGGTCGAGCCAGACGTCAACCAGTGGGAGCAGGTGAAGCGAGGCCTGCACCCTAACCCCAAGATGGCCGAACTCCTGGGTCTCTTGAACACAGGGCTCGACAGGGTCCGCACCGTTGCCGAGTGGTTCAGTGGCGTCCGCTACGACTACAAGCGTCGAGACGGCACCTATACGCCGTTTTACAGCGACAACGTCGACTATCACGCGGTTGCCCGTCTCATGGAGTGGCTTGACGAGCGCATCAGTCAGTTCTTTGCGCAGAGCCTGCCAGTTCGGAGCTACGACGAGCTAGAAGCCCTGCACGAGCAGGTGTTTGCCGATCTCACGGCTCAGCTGGAGCGGCTCTACCAGGTTGAATACTACGATCCAAAACCGCCCAAAGACGTCCGGGAAGGTCTCTCACAGACCAAAGCAAGTTACCTCTTCATGGCGCAAGACCGACTGATGCCAGCCATCGGGAAGCTCTACTACGCCATCAAAGAGGAGCCGATCAGAACAGGGAACAGACGGACGGTTGCTGACACGAGAGCTGAGTTTGCTAACCGCCTGGCAACGCTCTCCCCGCGCACGCTGGCTGTCAGATTCTGGGACGGGAGCACCTACCAGCAGGGCATCGTCAAGATGACCGATGTCCTGCCAGGGATCGAGAACCCCGAAAAGACAGCGGCAATTCGTATCGTCAGTCGAGAGCGCTACTGTCGCCGGCGACAGGATGTTGACCGAGAGATCAGACAGCGACGGGAGACACTCGAGCAGGAGCCTAACGAGCCAGAACCAGCACTCGCCGAGCAGCCTCCCCTGCCGATTCGCAGGCGTGACTCCTGATATAATGAATATGCCCTTATGTTAAATGAATCTGAAACTCGCATCGTGCAATTGATCGGCCGGATGTACTTCCTGACGGCAGGTCAAGTGGTCAGGCGCTACTACAGCGCTGGCTCCAAGACCTTAGTTGGCTCCTATCTCAAGGCACTCACTGAGAGTGGCTATCTCACCCGCCGTGGCTTCAAGCCCAGCCTCCAGGGTGGCTCGTATCCCTACGTTTACTCACTCTCTCCTAAAGGCAGACGCGAGTTGGTGAGGACTGGATACCTCCCAAACCAGCGTTACCGCCCCAGTGAGGAGGAGGCGCTCAGGACATACCCCGACCACACGCTTGCCATCAATGACGTGCTGATTGCCGGCGAACTGAGTGGCAAGCTGACGAGGTTCGTCCACGAGCGCACGATCAACCGGATCAGACCGCCGTACCGTCCTGATGGATACCTGGAGTGTGGCAACACCGGTTTCCTGCTGGAGGTCGATCGTGACACCGAGGCCTTCGAGTTCTGGGATCGGAAGATCGCCAGGCTGTGTGCCTTTGTGGGGTCAGATAACTACACGAAGTACTTCGAGCTCTTTGAGGGCGTGCTCGTGGTCGTACCAGACCAGAGCCGTCTGGATCTGCTGACACGCTGGACGAAGGCGAGCCTTGATCGTCTTGGACTACCCGACTGGCTGCAACTGTTCAGATTCCTGACTCATGCAGAGGCCTGTGATCCGGAGCGCCTTGCTCAACACCTATGACCAAACCACTGACACTACTGCTCGGACGAGTACCTGACCCACCCATCTGGGCCAGACTCTTTCCACAGCGGGTTCAGCTGCCGATTACGTCTGCCGGCAACCACATGCACGTAATCGGAAAAATCGGTTGTCTACACCCAGACACGCCGATATTCGATCCTGTCGATCGAACCACGCGATCGGTCTACCAACGCTATCTGCTGGGTAAGCCGTTCCATGTCCTGGCTCTCGACGAGCATAACGAGCCTGTGATTGCTAGAGCTGAGGCTCCTGTCGAGTTCACGAAGGAGCGCATGTATCGGGTTAGGTTCAGTAATGGGGAGTCAGTTACGGTCACTGGGGAGCACCGTCTGTTTGTGGGGTCTGGCTACCGGACAGTCGACGAGCTCTCCACCATCGTTTCCGACCCTCAGAGATCTTGCGCTTGTGATCCTCAGAGAACGTGCGACCTCGAATCCGCGAGAATCCTTCTTCCGTCCATTTCGGACAGCGACCTGCAAGCGTCACTCGGAGATGCTCAGCGTTGGAAGCAAACAGTCGTAAGTTTTCAGGACGGTTGTCGTCAGGTATCCCATTTATGTGGTCAACGACCTCAGTCGGGAGCAGATACCGGCCGAGCTTCTTCTCCATCACGAGACGGTGCTCAGAGACCTGATTCTTGCGGGTGCGATACGGGTGATCTGGAGCATAGACGTAGACATAGCCCTTCACACGGTGAACACCACGTTTCCAAGCTGGATTGCGGTCTCCCTTCGAATACTCCGACCTCGGGCGGATCTCCACGCCAGCATCGAGCAAGTGCCGGCGAACGGTTACACTCTTCCCGCCAACACGTTTCGATACCTGAAGCATGCTTAGACCACTCTGATACAGGCGGATTGCCTCCTGTATCTTCTCGGTCTTCCATTTTCGATGTGAACTTCTCATGTGATTATGTCAATGGTAGCACAGGCGCTACCCAGTGTCAATTAGTGTCTATTGAGGAAGTTGAACCATCGATCTACTACGACTTCCACGTGCCGAGGTACCAGAACTACTGGGCGTGTGGGGTGTTCCACCACAACAGCGGGAAGAGCTACTTCCTTGCTACCTACTACCTCGCACTGATCAAGGCGGGGATCGGGGTGACGCTGATCGACCCCCACGGGGATCTCTCCAACCTGATCCTGAGATTGCTCGTGCAGGAGGGTAACGAACAAACGTTAAAAGATACGATCTATCTTGATTTTCAACGCGCACACGAGCGAGGGCGGTATCTCCCGCTCAACGTGCTCAAGCAACCTGGGGACAGGACTCGGATCGCCCAGAACGTCAAAGAGGCGTTTCACCGTGCCTGGCCGTCGCTCGCCGGAGGCGTTGCCCCACGCTTTGACAAGCTGGTCCTCAACGGGGTGAAGGCGCTTGCTAGTGCCAACGAGCGACTCCCCGAACTGTCGTGGTTCCTGACGAACCTGCCGTTTCGAGCGGAGGTTCTGGCACATGAGACCGACAGTCGGGTGCTTCGTCACTGGAAACACTGGTACGACACGCTGACCCAACGCCAGCAGACCGAATACGCCGATTCGACCCTCTCACGGGTAGATCTCCTCGCCTTTGACGAGGTCCTGCGCTACTCCCTCGGCCACGAGGAACTGGCGCTGGACTTCCGCTCAGTCATGGATAGACGGCAGAACGTCCTACTGAATCTCTCGGGCCTCGCTGATGAGACCCAGCGCCTGATCGGGTCGCTATTCACCGTGATGTACGAGCAAGCGGCGAAAGGTCGAGCAGACACCCATGAACGGCCGACGCATGTGCTGATGATCGACGAGTTCGCGTCATTCAGTGCACAGTCTGAGTCAGCCATGCAGAAGATGCTGTCTGAAACCCGCAAATTCGGGTTGTTTCTGGTGATGGCGCATCAAAACTGGTCGCAGGCCTCCAGCAAGCTCAAAGGTGCGATGGGCAATACCAAGATCAAGGTGGCGTTTCAACTGGACCGAGAGGATGCCGAGATCACGGCAATGACGTTTGCTGACATCGATCCGGTAACGACCCACACCAGAGACGGAGCAGTCGGTTACTCCAAGAGTGTTGCCGATCAGATCGAGGAGACAGTCAAGGAGCTCATGCAACTCCCCGAACGCCATGCTCTGGTGAAGTTTCCGGATCTCAAAGTCAACCCACTTGTTACCGAGGAAGTCAAAGACCAGCACGTCGACACCACTACGATCGAACGGGAGCAGCTGGAGCGCTGGTTCAAGCATCCAACGGTGGTGCTTCCCGAACCGACACGGCCGGTGGTGAAGCTCCCGATTCGCAGTCGTTTGCCTCAGGATTGAGAAGCAACGAACAAACGTTTATAATGGTGATACCTGGCAGGGAAACGCAATCGAGCATCGGTGGTGTGACTCCAACGGACACATCACCCGCTCGACGTTTGAGATGTGCGGTGATGAAGGTTTCGGACCTAATGTGAGCGTTGACCGGAACATGCTCAGAGGCATCACCGCACTTCTTAGATCGACGTTTGAGATCTGGGGTGGTGGGGAAACGCTTTTCCACAAGCGAGAGTTTGTGGGTCCAATCATCACCTCAGTTCCCAGATGGAGACCAGTCCCTATCGACCAACACCCGAGGAAGCCAAGCCTCAGGGTGACCCACGTATCGACGCAGCCATGCAGTTGCTTGAGGCTGGCATCGACCGCATCCACGACTCTGAGGAGTTCAAGCGCTACCTCGAGTTCTCCTCAAAATTTCACAAATACTCACCACGGAATAGCCTATTAATCTGGATGCAGAAGCCTGACGCGACCGACGTCATGGGCTACGGCTCCCGTGACGGTCGCACAGGCTGGAAGTCGGTGGGTCGGCAGGTTCGCGCCGGCGAGAAAGCGATCAAGATCTTTGCTCCCCTGCTGAAAAAGGAAGTCGATATCCAGACCGGTGAGCAGGTCGAGGTCTTACGTGGGTACAAGCTGGTGAACGTCTTTGATGTGAGTCAGACAGACGGCGACGAGCTTCCGAAACGACCGAGTCCACGCGAGATCGAATCGTCGACTGAGGCGGGTCACCGCATGTTTACCGCCAACTGGGACTGGCTGGCGACTAAAGGCGTGCCCGTGTTTCGACGCGAAGTCCCTGGCATCCCCGGCGCACGCGGGAGCTTCAGCCCAGGGCGTGAGGGGAGCGGTGCCAAGATCTACGTGAGAAGCGACATGGCCATCGACATGCAGGCTAAGACGCTTGCCCATGAATCGGCTCACATGGTTGCTGACCACCGCTGGCATATGCCCAAAGAAGAAGTCGAGCTCGAAGCGGAAGCCGCAGCGTTTGTGACGAGCTACCACTTCGGGGTGGATACCTCCTCATACAGCTTCGACTATATAACGCACTGGTCCCATGACCGCGATCTGTTCAAGCAGAAGTTGACCACGATCCAGCAACTGTCAAAGACGCTGATTGATGGCATCGGACAACACTATCCAGATGCCCTCTCAGCCCCTCCAGAATTCGATTCTAGCCCTGTTTACCTGTCAGAAGGACTACCACACCGTCTGCCGTCGCGAGACGAGTTAGGAGGTGGTACGGCATGAAGAAGCAGTACACAAACAATAAGTTAGACAACGATTCGTACAGAAGCATGAAAATGGCCAGGAAGCAGGCTAAGAGAAAGAAGAAGTAGACGCCGAGCGCTCTCAGCTGATCGGGAGTGGGAACTGTTCCACTTCCCATGCCCGATCAGAGGAGGCAGTTCGTGTACGTCACTGGATTCAGTGGCACGATCGGAGAGTACGAGGTCACAGCCCTCGGAAACCTGATCCAGGTGACCAAGGACGAGCAGGTGATCGCCGTCAGAGTCGTTGACAACTTCGGCCGGTTCACCAGAAGAGCCAGAGCGCTCAAGCTGGGCCTGGCCTACTTCGACGACTTTGAGGTCATCTACATCTATGACAGTGCAGATGACAACTACGGCTACGCCGTCAACCTCCAGATCGAGGAGTTCAGCGAATGGGGTTATTCGCCCGTCAGCTGAACAACCGGGGCTCTCACGTAGAGGGCCCCACTAACACGATGTCAGAACGATTTAGACCACCATCACGGGAAGAACTAGAGGCCTCACTGGCCCAGAGTCGGGCTCGCCTGGCTGATCTTGAGCAGCGCGGCAACGATGCCTGTAGCGCGTATGACCTCAGGATGGGCTACGACGCTACGTTTAACAAGAAGCTGGTAAGCAATCACGTGAAGTACTACGAGCGCCTCTTAGAGCCCTACCGCACGCAACCCCAGCAATCAGATTTTCTGTCCATGTTCGATGTCGGAGAGGTTGTCCCACAAGCTGAGGAAACTAGTGAGGGAGCGCCAGGAGTATAGATGCGCGCTCTGCGGAGCTCACCACCCACCAGGCGATAAAGCCGGTTGTATCTCCGTGCACCATAAAACACCGTTTTCCAGAGGAGGGGGAAGTGAACCGAGCAACTTAATTGGATTATGTAGGGGTGGGGAGGACTGCAACAACTGCCACGATCACGTTGACTACCTGACGCTTGAGCACAACATCCCCTACGAGCAGATCCTAGAGGAGGGCGTTGAGTACTACCTCACGCTCTACCCTAAGGAGCAACACTTCGAGGCGAAACGAGCGCCGATCGAGTGGATGAACGGCGAAGACTAACCCATCTCTTACACGTTCTTGCTGGTGTTCACACGCCCCTGCCCCATACTGAGAATAGAGAAATGCACGACTACAGAAAGGAGGAGACTATGGTAGGAGATGAAAACACCCGCCCAGGTGGAGGAACACAAACCCCACAAGGCGATCAAGGCACTGAACAAGGTCGATAGAGTGGTGTCCCCAGCCGACAACAGCCTTGCCTGGCTGGAGAGAATACTCTAGGTTCTTGCATTATGTCAATGATTCTGTCATAGTGATATTGCTGTAACCCACAGCCGAGCGTAAGATGTACGGTATCAAGACCCATCTCGGGTGTCGCTGTTTCGTACATCGGCACGGCACCGCTCGAGATGGGTTTTTTCATGCCCAAAACACTTGACCAACAACTCGAAGAGCTACGCACCGCCTGGCAACAGGCTCGTACCCGTGCTGACAGACGGATCATTGAAGCCCGTGCAGGCCTGCTTCGCATGGCCAAAGAGAAGCAAGCTCAGCAGTATCCCCAATCCACTATCGCAATACCAGCAGAGCATACAGACGTAACAGAAGCCTGAGAGAGCTCTCGTAGCTCACGTCCAGAGGGGTGAAGACAGGAGGACGTAAAAGCCGTGCAAAGCGGCACGCTGGCAACTACCTCGCAGCGGAAACAAGATGTCGGAAACGTGATGCCTGCCACTCGGCTATAGGAAGAGTGGTCCATATACGGAATGACCGCGCGTCGGTTATCTAAATGCTCTCAGGGGGTAGGGGGGCGATGAAGCCATGCCGGAATGAGTTTCAAACAGACTCTTCGTTACATACAGACGATATGATCAACATCGAACAAGCAATTGCAGAGTACAACAGGGGAACACGGCTAAAAGATATCGGCCAAATGTTTGGTGTCTCCGAAGTGAGACTGTGGCATGCAATCCGGCCGCGCTCGGCTGATTTAATACCTAGAGGTAAACCAACCTCAGGTGGAGAACCATCGGAATCTGAACGGTGGGTAATAAGAACTCTAATGGAACGGGGCATAGAATCGAAATTCATGGGTTACAACGCTCCCTATGACTTAACGGCAAACGGAAAAAAGATCGAGATCAAACAGCGAACGTCCGCCACGTTCTTGAAGACCAGGAACCATGGTGCCTACTACTTTCGCAACCTGATAGGGCGGGAGCAAGTTGATCTATACGTATTGATATGCGGTTCTCTGGAAAGCCCAGTCGTCTATGTAATTCCCTCGCCGGAGATTAGAAAAGACATGAACGTGCCAGCTGTGCACGTCGGACGTTCTCGACTAACTCAGTACCTTAATCGGTGGGACTTGGTCTGAATGCACCTTATAAGACAAGTCTTGCAAGTTATGTCAACAACCTCTATACTGTACACACCGTATGGACAAGCACACCCAACAACTCATGGCCGAGTACACCGCCAGGGTTCGTAACAAGACGATCGCTGACATCTACCACGCATTAGATGGCAAGATCCGGCCGAGTGAGTTTGCAAAAGCCTCTGGGATCTCCCAAAACCAACTCGGGAACCTCATTCGCCACTACTACCCAAAACGCTAGCCTCGATTGTAAGAAAACGGAGACAAATCTTGACAATGCTACACATACTGTGTTATTATTATGTCAGATATGGACAACAACCTAACCCAACTAACTAAGGATCACGTAAAGACCATGCTGTTGCTCAACGAAGCAGAGCACTGGTTAGCTGACTGCACCAATGCAGATCAGGCCAAAAGACTCGAAGCAGAGATTCTCGATCTTATCGCTATTGCTGAATACCTTACTGGACAAATCCACGATCTCAAACAAGCACTTGATAGTCACGACTGCCACCTCGGACCTGAGGACGGTTGTGACTGCGTAAAGGAGGGCTATGCGAGAGATTAAGTTCAGGGCGTGGCAGAAATATCACAAGAGAATGCTACCCATTACAAGTATTGGTTGGGAGGATAGCCAGATAAAGAAAGTGACTGTATATCAGGAAGCAACAGCACCTCTACTACAGACCTACGGAATTGGTGAGTATCGGCTCGAGGCTCTGGAAATCATGCAGTACACAGGCCTCCGTGACAAGAACGGCCGCGAGATCTACGAGGGGGACGTCGTTGAGAGCTGGTATGACGACGTAACTCGAGGAATCGCAACCGTCAGGACACAAGGAATGATACAGAGCGTCCGCGGAGGATTCGTGATACATGAGTCAGATTGGATCTCTTATCCCATGATTGGACTATCTCGCAAGACGAAAGTCATCGGCAACATCTACGAGAACCCAGAGCTCTTAGAGCGAAAGGCGGCTCGTGGATAACTACGACGAAGATTACGATCCAAGCCAAGACGTTGCTGATATGTATATCGACACCGTAACTGGTGGAGATGGCGACTTTGATCCAACCAGCAGACTTGATCTTGATGAGGTCAAGGAACGGCTCAACGAGGGCAAGGTCGAAGTCAAAACCAAGAAAGTCTATATCCCGTTATGGGAGCGTGAGTGGACGCTGATCAAGCCAGGGGAGGATAAAAACTAATATGACGAACTTTGAAGACTACCTACGAGCCGTTCACGCCAGTACTTACACAGGGACTGATGATGATATGGCAGACGCCTTTGAGCACTGGCTCTCTGATCTGGACACGGCCGAGGTTATCGAACTCGCGAATGAAGCGATCAAGACACTAACCAAGTAATATGAAACTGAAACAGACACAACCAAACAAGCTGATCGTCGAGAAACGACGCTGTCGCAACTGCGATAAGCCGACCCTCTTTGAGAGCAGTATCCTGCCAGGCAAAACCATCTGTGACGAGTGCGAACCCAAGGTTCGTGAGTCCAAGATCTGGCACGATGCCCATATGAAAAATAAACGTTCAAAGCAAGCAACCAAGACACGTACCACCAGAGGTCGCCGTGGATCGAATCAATACGCGATCAAGTCTCACGATCGTACCTGGCTAACGGTGTTGATCGTGCTGGTGCTTGGCACCCTGTTGCTCCTGATGCTCAACGCTATGTTCACTCCGAGGCTCGACGATACATTCTTGAACCGAAAAGCCGAGGCGAGCTTCATAAGCCCGCTTCCGACAGTACTTGCGAGTGCAGTCGTTGCTACCCCTACCCCGTCAGGAGAACGGCAGAACTCTTCTGATGGGGAGGTAGCGGACTTCATTCGTCGTGTCCACCGCAAGGAATCATCATCAGGTACCAACACCAACCCAGACGCGCTCCACAACCGTTGTAAGGCTCAAGGAAAGTCCAACGAGTACGGATATGGTGGTATGGCCTTGATGATCTGTTTTGACAGCCATGAGGAGGCTACTGCACGCGTTGCACGTTGGTACCTCGAACACAGGCCAGGGCGAACCGAGGCACAGACCTACTGCCGATACAACATCGGCGGAGAGCACGAGACCTGTGCGTACTGGGAGGAGGTACGAGCATGGTAAGAGAGATCAAATTTCGAGTGTGGGATGAGAAGCGAAAGAAGATGCTCGTGCCGGCAGGCATCTATGAGGACGGTGTGCCGTTCATTCGCTACAACGACGGATCGAACGCTATGCCGCTAAATGACTATCCAGTCATGCAATACACAGGCCTCAAGGACAAGAACGGCCGAGAGATCTACGAGGGGGATCTTCTTTCTGTCGCCCCCCATTCACGTCCCTATGAGGTTCGATGGGTTGGAGCGGGATTCTTCGGCGTAGATCCTGAATACAACGACCTCGAGATGCACGCAAACGCCGTTAAAGACATGGAAGTCGTCGGAAACATCTGGGAGACCCCAGAGCTGTTGGAGGGTAAGTCATGAGCTTCCTCTACGCCGTGTGCTTCCTGTCAGTCGCTATCCCTGGCCTGTTCGTACTCGGTCTGATCTGGGGAGAAGATGAGAAAACAAACAAACGAATCAAGACACGTATGAGAGGAGGTGTAACACGATGAAACTACGCGAAACGCTAATCAAGATCCAAGCGGAGCTGGACGCTCCCAAGAATCAGCACAACAGCTTTGGGAACTACAACTACCGCAGTTGTGAAGACATCCTGGCGGCCGTCAAGCCGTTTCTGGGTGACTGCATCTTGCTCCTCAACGATGAGGTGGTAAATGTCGGAGCACATAACTATGTCAAGGCAACGGCGACGCTCTCAGATACAGAAAACACCGTTGAGGTCTCAGCTTACGCACGAGAAGCGCTCGATCGTAAAGGTATGGATGACAGCCAGATCACAGGATCAGCCTCATCCTACGCACGCAAATACGCGCTTAACGGCCTGTTTGCTATCGATGACGTGAAAGACGCTGACACGACCGACAACCGTAAGCCGGCTACCAAACCAGTACGCACGGTCAACCACGATCTCAAGGCAGCGGCCGAGCAAGCTAACGCCAAGATCGCAAGCGACCTGAGCGGGATCAAAGCATCAGACGTGGACGAGGTTCTCGGCAACGATGAACCCCTGCCCTGGGAGACAACCCCGCCGTGTGAGACCTGTGGACAGCCTACAACGCACAAGACAGGTACAAGTAAGACAGGGAAAGACTGGGAAGCGCTCTTCTGTGCATCAGGAGATCGGGACCACGCGAAGTGGCTATAGACCACCACGAGTTTGTTCTCGTGGACGGCGGCTGAGTTATCCCCGGTGAGGTGTTTTCATATCCGCCCCACCACTGACTCGACCGCTCGTTCAGGGGAACAAATCATTATGACAAGACCAGAATTCTTACAACGGGCTGGCGACAACCTCCATACACACGCCTACCAAGGCAGTAGCCAAGAGCTATTGGAGCTCATCGACCAGTACGTGGACAGCGTGATCGGGGAAGACGATTATTGCGAGTGCCAGCGCGACGAGTACGAGAGCTGTTACCACAGTGAAGACTTAGATATTGATGAACGAAACACGCTCCGGGACGAGCAACGCGAACGTGCAGGACTGAACAAACAAACGAAAAAAGGAGTATAATTTGTCATAACCCAACTATGGAAAAAGCATGGCGCCCATCTGACGAGACCATCGCTACACGAGTAGCAGAACCGGTCGCGCTCCCTGACCTGGACAGCATACCCGTTGAGGAGACGGCGTTCATCGACACGTTCTCGCGCCAGTTTGACCGCCACTACCAACTCACCGAGGGTATCGAGTCCTGGCTGAACGTCAACCCCGATTACGACTGCTTCACCTATCTTCCTGAGACGACTGATGGCACCTACACGCCCGATCAAGGCGCGTTCAAGGTCACGATGGAGACTTCCCACATCGTGAAGAAGTACGTCGGCCTGAACCGCTATGAGTACCTGCGCAACCATTCAGAGCTCGGCTATGCCGTGGCTCAGGATGTCGTTGAGAGCTGGAGGAAACCAAGTGAAGAATAAACAAACCAACGAAGAGATTTTGGAACGGGCGGTTAAGCAGGCCCAGAGCAGCGGCTTTGTGGTGGACCATAGTGGTTGGGGGTACCACCACATCATCTTCTCCCACGACTTCGCCAAGGCGTTCTGGGGGACCGATAAGGACGTGGAGATCGGAACCGTTTGGGTCGGAGACGAACTCAACGGGGATGAAGCGCCAATCTTATACGGAGGAGAGATTTGGCAGCACCACCTCCAGCAGATGGTGCTCGAGCCCGATCCAATCCAGTACCTCGCACGGTTCCTGGGAGAGGAGGATACTCCGTGAACTGGGGCAAGGGTCTGCACACCCGCTACTGCGTGAGCTGTAAGCGAAACCGTATCAAGCAGGACAGCAAGAGCGGTCTGTGCGGGAGGTGCTACTCAGGTGGGAACTTCCAACGGCTGGGGAGCATCCTCAAGGGGGTCATGAAACGATGAATAAACAAATCAAACAACTTGAAAAGATAGCCTACAACCTCGGGAGGGTGCTGGAGCGTGTTGATCGTGAGGACCAACAACGCAAACGAGAACAAACCAGCTACGTCAGGGGCAGGGTAGCCAACTGGGTGCGTGACTGCGTGCAGTGTGAGCAGGAGTTTTTCCCAACGAGCAACAAGAACACCAGATGCGGGAGGTGCAGGTGAAAGCCGTGCTCCCAAAGCCACCCTCAGTCGGGACGCTGTGGCGTATGACCAGTAAGCCATTCCCACGGATGTATATGACGGCCAGGGGTAAGCAGTGGTTCACGGATGCTGGTTGGCTGTGGAAGCAGGCACAGGGTAGACGCAAGACCATCACAGGCGAGGTAGAGCTTGAGATCGACTTGTACTACTGCCGACCAATCGACCTTGATAACGTGCTCAAGTGTGGCCTTGACAGCCTCACCAAGAGCGGGGTCGTGGTCGACGACAACCAGGTCGCAGGCATCAATATCCACCGCTACAAGGTGGCAACCATGAAAGAAGAACGCTTAGAGATTGAACTATTCGAACTATGAGAGGAGGGGAAACACTATAAGAAACCTAAACAGAGTTGAGTTGATCGGCAACCTAACCCGTGACCCAGAGTTGCGCTTCACCGGTTCAGGCCAGGCAGTCACCAACATGGGCCTTGCAACCAACCGCTCATGGAAAACAGACGGAGGGGAAGCCAAAGAAGAGACCGAGTTTCACACGATCACCGTCTGGGGCAAGCTTGCTGAGATCTGTAGCCAGCACTTAACCAAGGGACGCCGCGTCTACATCGAGGGACGGCTTCAGACTCGTAAGTACGAGAACGCACAAGGGGTCGAAGTCTCAGCAACCGAGATCGTGGCAACTGACATGATCATGCTAGACAACAAACAAACGAACCAACAGATCGGAGGTGATCTGTAATGCGTGACGTGTTTTATGCGATCAAGGCACTCGTCGACGGTCTTGCCGACATGCTCATCCAAGAGGGAGATCCACTGTCAAACAGGCTCCTGAGACTGGGGCTCTACGTCCTGGTGTTTGTCGGACTGCCACTGGTGGTTCTGGTCTCTTTGCCGTACGGCCTCGGGCTTATCGTCCTAATCGGCTTTATCGCCCTGCTGATCTTTGGAATACCAAACTTCTAGGTTCGACTGCGGGGCCCTTCGTCGTTGGAGGGCTTCGCGATCGAGACTATGAAATGGACAACTAGACCAATAACAAAACGAAGATCAATCCGAGCATTTGACCTCGGGCTTCCTGGCGCTGTCCTTCATGACCTCCAGTGCTGGGTGTGTGAGAAGGAACCGGCTGTCTATGACATGAATCCGAACTGGGTGTTTCGTCCTTGCTGGAAGTGTCAGGAGAAGGGAATAGGAGCGCCACCGAAGAAACGGCGCTGGTGGGAGGTATGGAAATGAACAGACTAACGGCCACGGCCGACATCACCAACGAGTTCGACGAGGTCGTCGTGCCAGCCGGCACTGTCCTGACGCGCTCTGGAGACGTCTACGAGGGGCGTAACGAACTTACCGGCAACAAGATCCAGATGCATGCGTCCTGGGCTGAGAACGAGGTCTATATGGAATCGTGGGAAAAGGAGGCATCTGAGTAGCGAGCGTGAACCGATCGACTTTATTGCTGAACGCGCTAAACGAGGCGTAGAGCCACTCCGTCCCAGACTCCTGCCTCGGGAGATGAAACCCGTCCTCAGGATCGTTCCTGACGTACCACAGACGCCCAGAATCACGATGGAGCAACGCATCAACGAGGGTTGGGACAACGTGATGTGCTGCGGGAAGACCTACGAGCTCTCAGACATGGTTGAGCAAGCCTCAGATCGCTTGTGGGAGGCTCAACTGCCCAGAGAGGAGGAGTATGACTAAACGAGACCAGCCAACGTTTACGGCCAACTGTGCCTGGTGTAAGCAGGACTTTGAGAAACCCGTTCACCGTAAACGCATCGGTCAGGAGAACCACTTCTGTAGCAACGAACACTCGATCCTGTATAAGCGCAAGCACCGTGTGTGGGGAAGTTGGAGCTAGGGTATCCATGAGATCCAGACCCGATGAATCAAGCGGGGACACCCTAGCTATACCGACCGACCATGAGACGAGTATGCGCTGTGTGAGTCAATAAACAAACAAACACAGGTAAGAGTGTTGCAAGGATCTGCTATAATCGACATAACCAACTATGCCCAAGAAGACCGCAGACGAACCACAATCGACCGTAGAGAAACACGCAGGCGGCCGGCCGCTTGTCTTCAAGACTCCCGAGGATCTTTCTGAGAAGATCGAAGAATACTTTACGTACTGCGATGCCAAGACCAAGGAGATCCACTCAGAGAAGCTCGGCGACATGATCGTCCCAGACCCCGAGCCGTACACACTCTCAGGCCTTGCCGTCTGGCTAGGAGTAGACCGAAAGACGCTTTTGAACTACTCCGAACGCGACGAGTTTTTCCCCACAATAAAACAAGCACGAGCCCGAGTGGAAGCTGACCTCGAGCGTAGGTTAAGTCACAAGGACACTTTCACGACTGGGCTGATTTTCAACGCCAAGAATAACTTCGGTTGGGTAGATACTCCAACGACAGTGCAACAAATCAACGTCGGCTCGGACAAAGGCAACGCCATTACGTTCGTCGACTTCAAACATGAACCAAAGAGTCAATGAGAAATACCGACCGCTTTTCACTCAGCGGGTGCGCTACATCATTCTGATGGGTGGCCGTGGTGCTGGCAGGTCAACGGTTGCCTCCCAATTCGCCCTGGCAAAGCTCAAGGGGCTTGAGTACTTCCGCTGTGCCATCATGCGTTACATTTTGGGCGACATCCGTAACTCGATCTACCGCGAGATCACCGATCGCGCCGAAGAGTTAGAGGTCCTTGACTCACTCAGTGTCACCGACAACCTGATGAAGCTGGAATACGGGCAAAACAGCATCAACGCGGTCGGCTTCAAGAAGTCCTCAGGGGACCAGAAGTCCAAGCTCAAGTCACTTGCCTCCTACAACTGCGTCATCATCGAGGAAGCAGACGAGATCCCCGAAGAAGACTTCATGCAGCTGGATGACTCACTCAGAACACTCAAGGGTGACATCACGATCATCCTGCTCCTCAATCCACCGGCCAAGAACCACTGGATCATCAAGCGCTGGATGAACCTGCTGGAGTGTGGTGTCAGTGGCTTCTATGACTTCACGCTCAAGCCAGGCATGACCGACACCGTCCTGATCAAGACCAACTACCGCGATAACCTAGCTAACCTCTCACCGCAGTCAGTCGCTCAGTACGAACGCTACAAGGAGACTAAGCCGGCTCATTACTGGAACATGGTCGAGGGGCTAGTCCCTGAAACCGTCGTCGGGAAGATCTATAACAACTGGCAGATCGTCGAGAGCGTCCCGCACGAAGCCAGACTCGAGCGGTATGGCCTGGATTTTGGCTACACCAACGATCCCACGGCGATTGCGGCCATCTACTACTACAACGGTGGCTATATCCTCGATGAGATCGCTTACTTGCATGGCCTGTCTAACAAGCGGATCGCAGACATCATCCTGAACCAGCCTCAAGCCCTCGTCGTTGCTGATTCGGCCGAGCCTAAGTCAATCGATGAGATCGCAAGCTACGGCATCTCGATTCTGCCGAGCCAAAAAGGGCAGGGCAGTGTCAATCAGGGCATCCAGTACGTGCAGGACAAGCAGATCAGTGTGACAGCGAGGTCTCGCAACATCCTCGCTGAATACGAGAACTACGCCTGGAAAGTCGACAAGGACGGGGAAGTGCTCAACGTGCCAGAAGACGCCTGGAACCACGCCATGGACGCAATCAGGTACGGTATGGAGAGTCTCAAGCCAGTCGATCGAGATGAACCATTCCCAACGATCACCTTTGACGAGATGGGGCTGTACTAACAAACAAATGAAGAAAGATCTCTCAGACCACAACATCGCACCCTTTGCCGAACTCGAGCAGGCGCTGGAGCGTCAGGGCTATGGCACCGTCTCACTGTCCATGCAGGTCCACAAGGGCAAAATCGTGAGCTTAATGGGTCATCAATTCCAGCACGTCAGGTATCGGGAGGGGGAGAACGCCAAAGCCGTGGCTCAGGTGATCGGTGAGATCAAGCAGACGTCCCAAGACAAGCGCTCTGGCACGTTCACCTTCTCGATCACGTTCAACGAGGGAGACATCAAAGAGGTCGACATCCAGCGCAACCTCACTCGCCGCTATGCCCTCAGTGAAAAGTGATTGACATAACCGTGGAAAGCACGTACAATTGAGTGAATTAGGCGAGAGCTTATCAAGCACACCCTAGATCCCACGCGGATCGGGGTGTTTTTTTATGGCCAGGAACCAAAAACCGACGAAAAACGAGCAGAAACTCGCAAGAGCAGAGCAAGACCAGGCACGCAGATCAACCGACCTGGTGGCTATGCGTCTGAATGAGGACTGGCGCTATGCTGACCAGGCCCTCGAGAAGCTCAGACCACTCTGGCGGGACAACGAGAAGCTCTTCTACAACCAGGAGAAGGGAGCTTTGGCAGAAGACCTGGCTAAATCCAACGTCAACGACACCCACCTCTCCACCGCCGTCATCCAACGCACCCAACGCATCATGGCTCAACCCCCAAGTGGGTCGATCAAAGCCACCGACCGCCACGATAAAGGCAAGCAGATGCTGATGCAGATCATCCTGGACCGCTACGTCAAGCCAAACGCCAACGCCCAGTTCTCCCACCTCACCAAGCTCAAGCTCTGGACAATCTACTCGCAAGTCTATGGCTCAATGCCGGTGCTGGTGGACTACTCTGTCCGTGACGACTACATCGGACCCGACTTCTGGCTGATCCCGATCGACCAGTACTACCCACAACCAGGCGTGACCGCTCCTAACGACATGGAATATTGTTTCGTTGATTCGTTCGTCTCCCTTGACTGGCTTGCGAAGCGGCCGACAGGCGAGGAGTTTGGCTGGAGCAACATCGACGAGCTGATCACAAGGGTCAAGGAACGTGAGGGTAAGGCCAAGTACGCCTACGACTACCAGACGTTTGCTGAATCCAAGTGGGGTGGCATCGACTACGGTGGCAAGGGACGCTTTGCTCGAGTTCTGCTGCGCACCAAGTACTGTCGAGATCGCTGGTACACCTACGCGCCTGACTTCATGGATGCAGGGTTGATCCGCGATATTCCCAACCCGCACAACAACAACAAGCTCCCGATTGTTTTGAAGCAAACCATCCCACTCATGGACCGAGCCGCAGGATTGGGAGACATCGAGCGTGGTGCACCGACGCAGAAAGCGATGAACAGTCTTATCAACCTCTATATGGACACCGTCAAGATGTCCCTCTTCCCGCCGATGATCGTCAACAAATCAGGCGTGGTGCCGTCATCCATGCGCTGGACACCTGGGGCGTTCTGGAACGAGACGACACCAAACTCTATTCGCCAGCTGCAACTCTCCCCGCAAGGCACCAACACGTTCCAATCAGTCGCCGGCTTCCTGATCGCCAACCTCAACAACATGATGGGCACCTCAGATATGAGTGTGCAGAAAGACGTCGACCCAGCCCTCGGCAAGACCCCACAAGCCGTCAAGCTCCAGGCAGCGCGGGAGTCAGCGGCCGACAACTGGGAACGTGACTCACTCGAAGAGGCATTAGGCGAGCTCTACGACCGTTTCGTGGATCTGATCGCCAGGAAAAATGAGAAACCAATCGACATGGACCTGTTCGAAGGTGAAATCGAAGAGATCGAAGCGATGTACCCGGACGTCGTGGAGTTGTTTGAGGACGACAAGGGCGGCAAGATCACGATCAAGCCCGACATGCTCAAAGGCTCCTACAAGTTCACGATCGACCCTGGCTCAACCCTCATGCGCGATCAGGCGATGCAGAACCAGGAGATCATGAGCGTGATCACGATGCTGCTCAACACCACCAACCCGCAGACGGGCGTCTCGATGCTGGCTGAGTCAATGCGCCAGAAAGGCAAAGACATCGATCTTGCTGAACTCGTCAAGGGCTTTATCGCAACCAGTAACCTGCCGAACAAGGACAAGATCGTCGTCGACTACATCGAGCCACAGCCAGCACCAGAGATGGGTATGCCAGGCATCGCACAGGAGCAGACCATCGACCCAATGACGGGGCAACCGGTGCCTCAGCAACAACCACAGGGGCAAGAGGGCTTCAATGATCCAGCTATCCAGGCGATGGCTGAGCAGTTGATGGGAGGAGGACAGAGTGGCTCCTTCTAAGCTCACGCAGATCTACGACCAGTTGAAGCGAGCTGGAGAACGGGATCACGAGGCTGATGATAAAGACCTTGCTGGTCTTGCCGAATCTCACTACTGGCGAGCTCTCAAGGAAGTCGTGCTCCAGCCACGCATCAATGCACTGTATCTGCTCTCAGAAGAGCTCACCGGCGTCATGACGGGCCAACTCTCCAAAGAAGCGTTTGCCGAGCGGGTGATCGCAGCCAGGATCGCCGCAGGTCACCTACAAGACATCATCGACACGATCGAGGCGACACACGACGCACTGACCGATGGAAACGCATGAGGAACCATTGCACATTGAAACGAACAGGGATCAACTGACCCCCATGACGAGGCCTGGGATGGCTGGTCATGAGTGGAGACAGCAGGGACCGTACCTACGGTGTCATAGCTGTCCGCTGAGTCATGCCGTCTATGTCGGTGTCAACGTCATGCTGATCGGTTTTCTCCCGACTGGAGAACCAAACCTCCGGCGTGTGCGGTGAGGCGCTTTCGTCATCTAGAGCGCTTCGCCGGACATGCTGACCTGATCCGTCAGGGAGTCCGAGAGAGGTCGACCCATCTCAGAACGGGTCCGAGGATACTTTCCTCTGAAACGAGGTGAAACATTATGAACAATGAGGAACAGGCTGAGGAGCTAAACACTCCAATGGAGGGAGAGCCAACCCCCCAGGAATCGCCAACCGAAGAACAAGCTCCAGTGGAGACTGAGCAGACAGAGACACCGGCCGGTGAGGATGTCACTCAAGACAACACTGAAGAACCTTTACAAGCCGAAGAAGTGAAGCCAACGAGAGCCGAGCGACGAGTCCATCAACTCCTCGACAAACTCAAGGAACGCGGAGCAGAACAGCAACAGGGTACGCCACAGTACCAGCCGTCTCAAGACGGAGCGCCGTTTGCAAACGCACCCTGGAACGCACAGCAGGCAGAAAGCCTCTGGCAACCAGGAGCCGAACTCACACCACAGGAAATCGATCAGGAGCTCAACCGCCGAGCTGCTGCGATTGCTGAACTCCAGACGCGCAGAATCCTGCAAGAGCAGGAGCAGCAACAGCAGTACCGCTCAACGGTAACGAGTTACACGAACGATCTGGAGAGTGTGAGTAGCGCGCCAGAGTTTGAAGACAAGGGATTTGAGAAAGCGTTTATCAAGCTCTACGAGAAGCTGAACTTTGAAAACGGCCAGTTCGTGCCACGCGCAACGCCGAGTGAGATCTACAACGATCTCAAAAGCGCTCGTGAGGCCGGACAACTGGAAGGAGCCAAGAAGACTAATGCCACGATCGCGCAGCAGGCCGCAAGCCAAGCGATTGCGCCAAGTGTCGGGAATACCGATACCGGTGCATCCGAGCTGGATGCGATCAGGCACCAGGCGGTCGTCACTGGCTCGACAGAAGCATGGGCAGAGTACCTGAAACGGCGCTCACCCATGAAGTAACGCCACCGATGAGGGGCAGAAAGTGAGGTGAATACATAACTATGGCACAAGCTAGTGCAGCATTAACATATACAACAACAGGAAACCGCGAAGATCTGTCTGATGTGATCACAAACATATCACCAACAGAAACACCGATGTTTTCTAGTTTTGGCAAAGTGAAAGCAGAAAGCACCTACCACGAATGGTTGACCGACAGTTTAGCAACCGCGACTGCGAACAAACACATCGAAGGTGCTGACTACTCATTTACTCGACCTACATCACGCACACGACTTGGGAACTATACCCAAACACTCGTGACTGACGTTGAAGTGTCTGACACCCAACGGGCTGTCAACACCGCAGGTCTTGAAGACGAGTTTGCATACCAAATGGCAAAAGCGATGAAAGAACACGCACTCGACATCGAATACGCGATTGTAAACGGTACCGGAAACTCCGGAGCATCCGGTACAGCACGCGAGATGAAAGGTGTGCTTGCGTTCATCACTACCACCAACGTGACAGGAACCGGCACAGGAAACGAAACCCTGACCGAAGACATGTTCAACGGCGCTCTCGAAGACATCTGGGAGCAAGGTGGACGACCTGACACCGCGTTTGTAAACGGTAGTCAAAAACGAAAAGTATCTGGCTTTACCGGTGGATCAACCAAATACGTTGAAGCTCCTGAAAAGGAAGTGGTCAACGCGGTTGACGTCTACGATTCTGACTTCGGTCGAATCAAGGTCAGGCTCGATCGTTTCATGCCGACAGGCACCGTCGCACTCTTGCAATCAGATCTCTGGAAAGTGGCAACACTCAGACCAACAAAGAGAATCGACGTTGCAAAAGTCGGCTCTGCGACTCGTGCGGTGATCGAAACCGAACTCACCATCGAGTCTCGTCAAGAAGCAGGATCAGGAAAGATAACCCAGTTATCGTAACCCTGACCCCGTGGGAGGAGGTTCTCAGGCCTGGAGGCCTCCTCACCACAAACGAACCAACTATGGAACTTACAGAACAAGACATCAAGGAAGCTATCGGCAAGGTGGCTGACCGTATCAACCACCGCAGGCGGACCGAACTGCTCAACATCCTCGACGGGAAGAGCGCCCTCTACGCCTACGCCAAGCGGATGCGCGAGCTACAGGTCTTTAACCACGGCAACAAGAGTAAGTCGATGCGCAAAATCGCCTCGATGCCGGCTGAGATCGACGCGTTCTTTACCAAGCTCTACGGACCTGACTACTACAAGGAACGGGACTTCTTCGATCGCTTCGCCTCGGAATGGAAAGTGGTCAGCGACCGGACGTCCTGATTTGCTATAATACTTACCATAACTCTATGAACATCCTGCTCTGCATGGCTGAATCTCCTGACGGGTGCACCTGGTACCGCGTCCAGCAGTTCGTCGACAGCGCCAACCGTCAGAAGCTGGCCGAGCACCGCTTCCTCAAGTGGTCGCTCTCAGACGCAGAGATGGCCAACCTCATCACACAAGCTGACGTTTTCCTGCTCCGTCTCAACGACAAAGCGCCAACCATCGTCAAGACGCTCAAGGCCTCGCCCAACCGACGACCGATCATCCTCGACATCGACGACTCCTACGACCACATCAACGTGCTCTCAGATATGTACCGGATCCTGGGGACCGACGAGGTCAAACTCGAGGACGGTTCGTACCTATGGAAAGATGGTGAGGGGAAGTTTGATCTCGAAGCGAACCGACAGCGAATCGCCTCCTACGAGCAGGTCATGCGCGAGGTTGACGCCATCATCGTGACGACGCTCACACTTCGCACCTACGCGCTCCAGTTCAACCCTAACGTGGTCGTGGTCCCCAACAGCATTGACCCCGTCCTCTTTCCTGACGTCTCTGTGAAGCGGGATAACACCATACGGATAGTGTGGAGCGGTGGGTCCTCACACTACGACGACCTGGCCGAGATCGCGCCGGTCATTCGCGAGATCCTGCGCGAGTACCCCAACGTCGAGTACCACCACGTCGGACAGCGCTTCCCCGGCATCTTCAAGATGCTGGACTCAAACCGCGTCTTTCAACACCGCTGGTTGCACCCAGAAGCGCACGGCTATCGCCTCGCCACGCTGGGAGGGGATATTGGCC